AACCCAACTTATACTAAGTTCAACTTAGGCAACGCAGGTCCTGTAACTGTAGCAGCATCAGTTGGTGTTGTCGATGCATATTTCAACAATCCATTCGGTGGTGCAGGCTATCCAGCAACTAATGCTAACACATACGGCGTAGTTGGTGGTAACACAGCAATCTATGGCTCACAGACATTAGTTCGTGTAGCAATAGGTCAAAATGGTACTGGTACAATTAGTGCAAGTTCATCAAGCACTACTGTTACAGGTACGGGCACATTATTCACTACTGAATTATCAGGTGGTGAGTGCATTACTGACGCAGAAGGCAATATATTAGGTTTCGTTGACACAATCACCGATGACACTACTCTTGATCTACTTGCAAATAGCAACGAAGATTATGATGGTGCATATGTGTTTGCATTAAATGAAGCAGGCTTTATCGTTCGTCAGAAGGGTAAGACAAAGTATCTTGTTACCGGCACAGGAAGTGGTCTAACAGCCCCTTGCTATACTGCTAACGTAGCAAATGCTGCATTGACTCCAAATACATTTAACATCTTAGCAACATATGCTAATGCTGCAACAAGTTTTGTATCATCATTGAATGATTACAATAGCGAAGTGTTCCCATCAACAGTCGCGGCATCAGCACTTGTTCCAGGAACAGTATATACTATCTATCAAGCAGGTAACACAAACTGGACAGCAGTTGGTGCATTTGCTAATATGACTGGTATTACATTTACTGCAACAGCAGCAGGCTCAGGTACAGGTACAGCAGTTCTAGCAACTGTAAATCCTGATGTGATCGCATCGTTCAACTCTGCACTCGCACCGAACGCACTCGCATCACTACCACCTGTCGTAACTATAAGCAACGCATAATATCATGGCAACTGTTAACGCAGCAAAAAGAGTGGAGCAGGCCGAGACTGAGATCGCGGTTCTTCAGGTTCGCATCAATGTAATTGATGAGAAAGTTGATGAATTAAAGAACGAGGTCAAGGATCTCCACGACTGTCTAGACAGGAACATGGATGAGACTAAACTTATACTCAAGGAATTCCAAGAGAGCAATAAAAAGTCTCATGATGAGTTATCGGAAAAGTTAAACAGCATGGAGAAGATAAAATGGATGCTTATGGGAGCAGCCGCAGTACTAGGTGCAACCGGCGTGCAAGCATTCAAAGCAATCGTAGGTAGTATGTAAAATATACTACATGATGTAAAAACGGGGCCTAGGCCCCGTTTTTATTTTCAGTAAGGCTTTTCAATTTCTCTTTCACAATGTCGATGTTGATTGTGCTGAATAAGCCAGGATGCATAGGTTTGGGATGTTGATCATGACCGATCCAAGCATATCCCACATGTTCATCATTCAAATGAGGAATGAATTCACTATCAACTGCGCAGAAGAAGGTGTGATAGGTGAAACTATTGTTGACAAATTTCTGTATGGGAATCAACTTAGCCAACGCAGGCCAATAATTGATCTCTTCCATGCATTCACGCTCCAAACCCTCAAGTAATGTCTCATTGCCTTCGATCTTGCCACCAGGCACACCCCAAGCATAATTGGCATCACTACGCATCAGATATAAGAATCTGCCCGTAGTAGTGCAATAAAAGAATATGCCAGCCGAAGTGTTTTTCATTGTGTAAGTTTAACACAAGTAGGGTCAAATGACAATACTATAATCGCCCTGATCGTACCAACCCTCGTATGATTTCATCCATTGACCTTCAGTTTGGACATAACGATATTGAACATTTGTTGTTAGATTGGTCACATATTCTACTGAAGCCGATTCGCTAGCATCGAAAGCCACGAACCAAGAACTTGTACCAGCATCATATTCTATGATGTCGTTAGCATCGGCTACTAGGTCACCCCAACTTGCAGTTGGACTTCCGGGGCTACCGATATCTTCTACGATAAGATATCTGCGACCATTCACAGGGCCCGGCAATCCTGCGTTTGGGCCTGTCAATTGAGGATTGATGACACTATCTACTGGCCCCATAGTATTTTGAGGTAATGTGTCAGGATCGATATCATAAATCAATAATCTATCGTCTACCGGATCAGGAACGATAGTGCCTACGATATCATCCTCCATATATGGATTCTGCAACCATATTTGACTTATACCCGGCTTTACTTTACCATATACGTTCAATAAACTTGACCAGTATAGATTTGTGTTAGGTGGATTAGGATCGTTGAGATCAGTATTAGGTGGATAGAATGCCTCATTGGCAGGCAATAATTGTAACTTGTTACCTATCAATAATACTTTATATCCATATGGAGTTATCTTTTGACGAGTGCCTAACAATAAATCTTCATCTTGTATATCTTGCAACGCTTTGCCTTTATAGATGCTAGCGATGATCTTATTGATAACTCCCATCTTCTTGAGTTTAGTACTTGTACTAATCCAAATAGGCATATAGAATTTCCAACTCATCACATCGATGGGGTTACCTGTACCTACTGGAATACTGCGCGAACTAAATGTTAAACCATCTTGATATACTACTGTCAATGATGTCCAGTCAACGAAGTTATCTGTGCTTTGAATTTCTAATGCAGGATTAAACAAAGTACCTAACTGTTCAAACAATTCTAATTTTTGATTATAGTTAGTAGTCCAAAAATCAACTTGCATACGTAGTGTATAAGGTACAGGCATCAATCTTTCGATAGTGAATGCTTGCCCTTGTGTCTGCTCATATGTTTCTGATTCATTATTATAGGCTCTTTGTCTTACGTTGATCTTATCGACAAAGAAAGGTTCTTGTGTTCTGCGCTGGTCGTATTCTAACCCTGTAATATAATAAGTGATGATAGGTGCTGACGGTAAGTTGCTTGCGCTATTGTTCGCTATGATTGTCTGCGCCTGTCTACTGGCATCCCCATATTGTACCGGGACACGAACAAGTATATCGTTACCGTTTGGATCCTTGCCCTTAGTCACATACCAATTGCTAAAAATTTTAGCGAATTGTAGAAGGAATCTGCGTATCTGATTGTCGTAGAAAAATTGTGCCATGAATTACTCTTATGGTTGAGGTGGTAAATTATCCGGTGCTAGTTGTAGTACGCTTGATAATGGTTGTGCTGAAGGTATTACTGTCTCAGTATTATTGTTATATATCACGCCTTCGTTGTTGACGAATCCTGAGATTTGTGACTTGTCACCGGCTGTCATACCTGTGTCAGTTCTCACATTTGTTGATATACGTACCCAAAGTTGTCCGTCCCAACGATATAATATCTGCGGGAAGTAATCGATGCGCAAGAAGTAATCTCCCACTTGCGGGTTCTGAGGGAAACTGATGCCAGCGCCTGTTGGATAACCGTTAGGTGCCTGTCCATCACCTGACAAGTATGCGGTTTCGTATCCGAAACTTCTAGGACTTGCTCTAGTGATATATTGATATGCAGGATCGCAGTCTGCACGCCAGTCCATTTGCGTATTGATAGTGCCGGTGAATCCTGGCTGTGTGGGATCAGCGTCAGCAGTTGCGTATGTATTATCCGCAGTACCATATGGACCAGTTACTGGTCCCATAGATGTGACAGCAAGAACTTTAGTGCCCTCTAAGAAACGAGAGTTGTCTCCTGCTCTTTCGGGTCTAGTCTCTGCTATTTCTAAACTTGTTTGCATGAACTTATCAAATTTGTCTTTGATATCCATGTCAGCAGTCATATCCCAAATACTCTTAACTAAGTCTTTGTTTATTTTTATACCTACGCTAGGATTTTTAAACTTAGGATTGCGCATGTACACAACTGTACCTGTAGTGCTTGGAGCACCCTTAGAACTTGTTATGATATTGACTGGAGGCGCAGGTTGATTTAACTTACCAGAAGGAACTCCGTTCTTTTCGAATACGCCATAAGTAGGTACGACATACAATTGGCTGTTGTCATAACCTGCTTTAGGTAATATGCGTTTCGCTTCTTCAAGTTGTGCGTTATTGATCTCAATGTTCTTGTTATATGTTGACAAGATATCCTTGAGATTTTGATTTGTATCCAATTGCCAATATGCAGGATCAGGTGGTGCTTTACCTGCAGGTACATCAGTTATGCTGATATAATTCTTGTCACCGTAACTTATTACATAACCAGGCGGATATGTTTTGTCTTTATCCCAGTCACCGAGATAGTTGTCCTGGTTAATTGGCTCTTTAAGTATGTTCTGAATTCTTGACTGTCTACTAATGGCTCACATTTGATGCGCCATAAGTGCGGATACCATGTCTGGCTAAACCCTTCGCTAGCATAGTTCGCATCTGTGATTTGATAAAAGCGTTTTAATGCGACAGGTATAGTTTCTTTTAATGGATGATAATCTAGTAAATGTGGTAATTCTAAAACATCGCCCACCATCAATTTTCTTCCAACGATATCGATCATATCATTATAGTGGACGGTAATAAAAATAATATCGTTATTTAGGAATAAGCCGAATTGACTTAGATCGAAGTCTAAATTCTGCACACCATAATGGCCGCGCAAACGATATATGTTAGGGTCGTATTTTCTGTCTCTGTTCTCTAAAAATAATAGATCCTGTATTTGTGTAGGATCCGGTGTAAGATATTGCGGTTGTGTAAAATCAGGACTTGGTGTCTGTGCTACCGGGCCCATATACTTGTGTATGTATAAATCTGTACCGCCGACAGTAAACATCTCGGATATGGTTCTATCCATGAACTTATAATCGTTCTGTTTCGTAGGGCTGTAGAGAGATAATTTGGGCATAGTAGTATTTAGTCATATAAACAACGGCTTAAATAGGACTTGACACCCATACCAAAAGGTGCTAAACTATATACTATCGTTGATAATCTGGAGATGACACATGGCTCGTACCAAATCGCAAGATATTAAAGAACTGCACCCACGCGACCCTGACGCAAAGTATTTTGGGTCAGAACCTACGTTTGCTGAAGGTAGTAAATGGAGTCTAGGAAGTGCATTGACTTGGTATGGTCATTTCTATGACAAGAAGGATTCTAGGGAATTCATAGCCCAATATCTTGAGGCTAAGGGAAAGGCAGACAAGGCTAAGAGTGTTCGCCGCGTACATGAGAATCAGGTGATTACTACTTATGGTTATCTTGCTAGGTGTTTTGTTCGAGGATACGTCAGCGAAGAACATACCCAAAAGTTGAATGATGAGATAGACCGTATGATCCGTACTGTCGAGGTAGTTCAAACTGCTGAGAAGCCCGTCAGCAATCGTCCCAATGTGCAAGAGATCATGCGTGAGAAAACGCATGAGGCAGGTGGTGAACTTGAGGGTCGTTGGGATGAGTATATCGCAGATGGTTGCAAGAAAGAAAACAACATCAACACGATCAACATCCTAAGCCAGTATAATATTCTCCCACAGCATATTCATATTCTGATTGATGCTTGGAACAAGAAGTTGGAAGAATATTATGAAGTGCAAGCAGGCAAAGATGAACAGTTGAACGAAGCCTATGCACGATTTGGTAAGATTCAGATTCGTAATTGTATCAGCACCATCGAATCAGTCATCGCCGAACTCAATAGTTATATCAATATTAAGAAGACTGGACGTAAGCCACGTGCTAAGAAGCCTGTACCGGTCGAGAAGATTGTTCGTAGCCTCAAGTACTTGAAGACGTTCAAACTTGAGAAACTTGAATTGGTCAGCGTAAGTCCTACTAAGTTGCATGGTTGTGCTGAGGCTTGGGTCTATGACACTAAGAAGCGCAAACTGCATCATTATGTTGCTGATGACTACGCCAAGAGTCTTACTGTCAAGGGCAATACTGTGCTTGGATTCTGCACTAAGCAGAGTGAAGTCAAGACCTTGCGTAAGCCCGAAGCCCAGATTAAAGAGATTATGGGAAGCAAGCCAGCCGCACGTAAGTATTTCAAGGAGATCAAGGCGGTGAGCGTCACTCCTAATGGTCGCTTTAATGCTGACATGATTATTCTAAAGGCATTTTAATGAGTATCGAAAGTTTCAATCCATTAGAAAAAAGAATGGAAACGATGATGACTGTGATAGATACTGCTATCACAACGACTAACAGCCCGCAAGATCAATTGATGTTAGCCTGTGCTATGTTGCAAAGGACCAGAGAAATTTTTGATCATATTTTGGGCGAAGAAGGTCGCAGAGAAATGTTTAGAGGATTGATTAATGAGTAACCAAGTTGACTTGAATAAGTATATGGAATTCGTCAAGGCTGTGACTAGCAAAGAAAGTCACGATCTTACTGAATTCATGAATCGATTAGACAGGCTTGATGCTAACTACGAATCATATGGTAGCGATGGCGAATACATGCATGGTCCAGATATCAATGTACCA